GTGCTGTGCCATACAGATTTATCATAGGCATGCATAGTGGTCTAAAATACAGCACCAACAGAGGTTTACTAGAAGAATTAGACAGATTAGACAAAACCATTGAAGAAGAAGTTGACATTGGTAGCACAAACACTGCATTGGGTTATGTAACAGCATATCAAGGTGATTTAACCAGTGGCCAAATTGGTCAAATAGTCACAGCCAGTGTTACACCATTTAGTGGTGCAAACATCTATTTGAACACAAACAGTGTTACAGGTTCTCCTGTGGGTAATCTGTTCAAGAAAGGTGATTTTATTCAAGTAGGACCAACAAATGGTAGATATCCTTATCAAGTAACAGAAGATGTCACATACAGTGTGAGCACAACATTGCGTATACCTGTGCATAGAGCAGTTATAGATCAAAGTGGCTTCAGTCAAAGTGCAAGAAACATTGCAGTGGGATCAGATGTACAATGGTTTGTTAAAATGGTTAGAAAACCCACATACACCATTATACCACATGACAGAATACAATTTAACAGTGATTTTGAACTGATTGAGGTAATTGAATAATGGCAACAACCATAACTCCAGTACAAGACAACAACATCAAACATGCTGTGCTGATAGATCTAGATCTAGATGGCAATGTGTACTACATATCAAGTGCTTTCCAAGAAGTAACTTATTCAGGTAACACATATCAGCAGTTGGGCAGTTTTCTACAAGTAGGAGAAATGGCAGAAGACATCAAAACCACAAATGGTGATTTAGCAATCAGCCTCAGTGGTGTAGAAGCAACATATTTAAGTGACATATTGACCACACCAATCAAAGGTGGTGTTGCCAGTGTGTACAGAGCATTTTTCAATGATGATTACACATTGGACAGTGCAAATGTGTATCAGAGATTCAAAGGTGTTATCACTAACTTTGTGGTAGAAGAAGACTTTGACATATTGGAAGGCAATGACACTAACACTATTTCAGTAAGTTGTGCAAGTATAAACACAATTTTGGAGAACAAAATAGCAGGCCAAAGAACCAACCCTGCAGATAGAAACAAATACTATCCAGGTGACCAAACATTTGACAGAGTACCAGACCTAATGGGTGTGAACTTTGACTTTGGTAAAGAATACTCAGGTGGAGGTGGTTACCAAGGTGGTGGTGGCAGAGGTGGTGGAAACAGAGACAGAGGTGGTGGAGGAGGCCGCAACCAACAATTAAGATAGAGATATGATTAGAAGAGCAGGTATACAGGATTTTGATAGAATAATGGAGATGATGATTAACTTTGCCAATTCATCTCCTATGGAAGCACACCATAATCCACAATATGATGATCAATATGTGAGAAAATTGTTGTGTAGCATAATGAGTAATGGTGTAATCATAGTAGGTGAATATCAAGGCAACATAGAGGGCATGTTGATTGCACACATAAATCAAGATCCATGGTTACCACATGTCAAAGTGTTAAGAGAAATGGCATGGTGGGTTGAACCTCCTGCAAGAAGTAGCACATTGGGTTACAAATTATTGAAAAAATACATAGAATATGGTGAAAAAATGAAAAAACATGGGGTGATAGATGAATTTATGCTCACACTGATGGAGATTTCACCAGACTTTGACCTTGAAAAAAGAGGTTGGAACAAAGTAGAACACAATTATGTGTTTGAAGGAGCATAGAGTATGGCAGTTTTCACAGCAATAGCAACAGCAATTACAACTGCAATTGGATCCATAGGTAGTATTGCACTTGTCACAGCCACAGGAGCACTTACTACTGCAGGTGTTATTGCAACAGGACTTATATCCACAGGATTGATGTTGGCAACTGCCAAAGTCACAGGTGTATTTGACGCCCCCAGTGCAGGTGGTGTTAGAGATCCAGGTGTTAAAGTACAGTTACCTCCTGCTACAGACAACAAAATACCTGTTTTTTATGGTAGAAACAACACTGGCTCTATAATCACAGATGCACAAATCAAAAACCAAAACAACACCATGGTGTACATGTGTATTATTGGTGAGAAAACAGATTCAGGCACATACACGCTGAACAAAGTGTACAGAGGAGACAGTACACTTAACTTCACTGGAGGTTATAGTGGTACAAGTTCACCAAATGTGATCAGCATAACAGATCCAAATGCCACAACATCTAACAATGTAAATGGCAAAATGAGATTGAGAGTGTATGCAGGTAATGCCCAAACAGCCAGTAACCAAATATTCCCTCCATTAGGATTGAAAGTTGCGGCTCAAACACTGATGCCCACAATCACTGCAAACACAAATTATGAAGACCTTGTGTATGCTGTGTTTGAAATAGATTATGATCCAGAAAATGGTCTCACAGACTTTGGTGTATTGACTTTTGATATTACAAACAGTTTGAGTGAACCCAGCAATGTGTTGTTAGACTATTTGCAAAATGACAGATATGGTGCAGGACTCAGTAGCACAGATCTTGTTACCACAAGTTTTGATGACTTGTATGACTATTCAACAGCACAAGTAGATTACATAACACCAGCAAATGTCACAACAACACATGATAGATGGCAAATTGATGGTATGTTATCAACATATCAACCTGTTAAAAGCAACATTGACAAATTGTGCCAAAGTTGTTCAGCCTTCTTTACCTATGACCCCAAACAAGGTAAGTTCAGAGTACAACCTAACAGGGCAGCCACAACAGCAGAAAAGAGTGCGGCTTTCCAATTTAATGATGACAACATAATTGGTAAAATAGGTGTAAGTACCACAGAACTGTACAGTTTATACAACAGCATAGAAGCAGAATATCCAGAAGTAAACAAAAAAGACCAAACCAATGTGGTCATAGTGGATACTCCTGCAGGTGATAGAAATGCCAATGAACCAGACAATCCATTAAACACCAGATATGATCTAGTTAATGATTACAGCAGAGTATACAATTTAGCAAACATTGACCTGCGTCAAAGTAGAACCAGTATGGTGTTGGAATTTGAAGCAGATTATAGTGCAATACAAGTAGATGTAGGTGATGTTGTAAAAGTAACCAATAGCAGATATGCATTCACTGACAAATTGTTCAGAGTGATGAGAACCACTGAAATAGAAGATGCAGATGGCACACTGAAATGTAAATTGCTGTTGTTGGAATATTCAGATGATGTGTACACACACAACACTGTGAGCAGTCAAGGTGAAACAAATGCCACAGGCATACCAGGATGGTGGACCAGCATAGGTAATTCAAACATCAATATTGGTAACATTGTGATCATTGATGATCCAAATGATGCAAATGCAAATATTGTTGATGATGGTGGTAATATTATTGGCAATGTGGATTGGGGCAACATTGATTGGCCTACATTCCCAGGCTTTATACCTCCAAACAATCCATTTATTAACTTGCCAATTAACTTTGATTCTAATGTGTTGCTGGATGAGATAGTGGTAGATGTTACACCAGTTGTAGATGCCAACAGCACAAATACAGCAAACACTGTGGCAAACACAATTATAACCATACCAGCACCTTTTGATCCCACACTGGGCATACCAATGTTCCCCACAGATGGCACAGTATTCAATGTGGGTATTCCCACAAATGGTTTTGGTAGTACCAAATATAATTCACCTGATTACACAGGCATAATTATCAATGATATATATGGTAAAAACAGTCAAACAGGTGCAACCACACAACATGCAAGTACTGGCACATTGCCACTAAATCCAGGTGGATTTATATCACCAACTGATCAAGGTGACTTAGCACCAGGTACACAAATAGAAGATAGACCTCCTAACAACACAAGTGTTGCAAATGCGGCTGTTACTGCAAACACTGCCTTAGGTGAAGCAAACAGTTTGATCACCAGTGTGTTTAATTATGATATCACAGGTATTGACCAAGGTGAATTTTCAATCATTGCCAGTACACAAGCAGGTGGTGTAAACTTTGGTGCAGGTTTTGATGTGGCTTTTGCACCAGTAGGAAATATTTTTTACACAGAAAGATATGAAGCAAACAATGAACCAACAGGTGCTTTCATAGAACAAGCACTCAATGATGGTACCAGTGGTGTTGTAGGTGGAGGCTTGACTGCTCCATTAGGCACATTGGTTGCCACACAAAAAGTAGAAATATCAGATCAGGCAGCCAGAGATATTGCCAACAACACCATTAACACTGCAGGTTTATATTACACACCTCTGAGTGCAAATGTACAATTAGCAGGTAACAGCACCATACAAGATGATACTGCAAATGGTTCACCAAGAGCATTCTTTAACAATAAGTTTGATATTATCAGATTAACCAAGGGGGATAATTTCTTCTAATGAGTAAAGGTACATATTACATATTTTATAACACAACCACAGGCGCAATAGAGCAGTGTAGAAGATTAACACCAGCACAAGCAGAAAGAAATTGTGCTGTGAATGAAAACATGCATTGTATGCCAGGTCATGTGCTTGACATAAACAAATGGCGTGTTGATTTAGACACAATGGAGATTGTGAGTTGTACAAAAAGAGTTATAGATCCTAACAAATATGCACTGTGCAGAGAAAGAAGAAATGGTTTACTAATAGCCAGTGATTGGACACAGGCAGTTGATGCACCTATCACTGATGCAAAAAAAACAGAATGGGCAACATACAGACAACAACTGAGAGATTTATTAGCAAACATAGATGATGTAGAATATGCTGACATTGTGTGGCCTACACCACCAGCATAAGGAGAACACATGCCTCTAGGTAGTAGAAAATTACAAAGTCAAGAAAATGCCAGTCAAAAAGATTATGATTTCAGAGATCTCACTGCAACCAGAGAATTCACTTCACCTGACACCATGCAGTACAACATCACTGGTAATAGACCAAATGTTGTTATTGAATATGATATCACAGGTGACACATCAGAAATAACCACACCACTAACTGGTAATGTTACCACAGACAGTGGTGGTAATGCCACAATAGGCATTGCAATTGATCAAAGTGGTTTAGGTTCTGGTAACACCAATTTCACTACCAATGTGGTTGTACAAGGTTATGATATCACATTGGTAGATAGAGAAACCACTCAAATCACAGAGCGTATACCTGTTACATATGACATAGATCAAAACTTTGCAGGTAATGGCAATGTTGACTTTTGGATATCACCTTCAGTGAGCAATGTGGTTGCCAGTAATGTTGCAACTATTACATTCAGTGCTAGCACAGACATGAACACACTGAATGATCCTGTACACACCAGTATGTGGGCAATAAGTGAAATATGGAGTACTTATGCCGCAGTGCCTACACTTAAAATTAATTTTTACAGACAAGGTCCTAGATCATATACCACAGACAAATTAACTGGTGTAACTGCCAAAATGATAGGTGGTGGTGGAGCAGGTGGTTGGCCCAGCAGTTTTAATCCAGGACTCACTATCACACAAGGTGGTGGAGCCGCAGGTAATCTAAACACAAAAACTGGTAACATAACACTTTATAACAGTGAATATGACAAAAGCAGAGAACCAGCATCACCAGTACCACCAGACTATGTGTTACTGTTAAAATGTGGTGCAGGGGGTTTTCAAGGTCTAAGTGGCAATGTGAGAACAGGTTATCCAACCAATTGGTTAAGACAACAAGCAGATGAACCAAGTCCAGGTGATCAACCTCTGGGTGATGATGGCAACTTTCTTACTCAAGACAGATTAGGTCAAGGTGGTGCTACTGCTATAACTCACTGGAATAATGCACCTGATTTTAGACCTAAATTTGATGGTGCTGGTAATCCATATCCACCAGAATATTATGTATGGTATAGGTATCTAAATATCAATGATGATATTATATATGGAACACAAGGTGGTGGTACTGGTGCAGGTAATATTCATGCCACTGGCACTAGTGGACAATTGGGTACACAAGGTGAAAGACCTGTGGTAGGATCAGTAGTAGTTGGTGGTTATCATGGAGGTGGTAGTGCAGGATTAGCCACAAGATATAGTGATGGCTCATTAACTAGATTTAGAAACAGTAGTGGTAACAATGGTGGTGGTGGTAAACAGTGGACTATAGATGGACTACCCACTGGCCAAATGAGAGTATCAGGTGCTGGTGGTGGTGCAGGCCAAGGCAGTGCTGGTGCTAATGCCAATGTGTTTGCCAACAGCAGTTATGCAGAAGTCATTGCTGGTGATGGTGGCAGTGGTGTAGTAGACAGTGATTTTGGTAATGTGTGTGGTGGTGGAGGTGGTTATGCCAATATAGCCAATCCAATAGCAAACACATCAATAACACTGGGTTCAGGTTCACATGGTGGTGGAGATGCAGGCAACAATGCTACAACATTTGGTAGTGGAGGTGGAGCCAATGCAGTAGATTTTCAATCAGGTGTGGCTAATACAGAAATACTTGCAGGTGATATCACAATACCACCTAGTGGATACCATGGTGCAATAAAATTAAGTTTTGATTTTGCTCCAAAAAGAGAATGGGGCTCATAAAAACAGTCTTTACAGCAAAAAACACACAAATCTAATAAATAGTACATATAAAACATTCTGTAAAACCTTAGTATTACAGTCTTATCCCATAGGAGCCCAACATGTCAAATAGACTTTTAGACTTCTCCCAATATATTGGTGGAAGTGACAATGTAAAAGTAATCAATCTTTTTCCAAGAAGCCAAAAATCATTCACATATGACTTTCAAGGTGATGTATCAGGATACACATTCTCTGCAGATCAGCAAAGTTTAGTGTTAGACAGTATCAGTTTTGATAGAGCAACAGGCTTGCCTAATTTTGCAGACAGCACAATTACTGGTTATATGAATGCAAACAGTTCAATTGATGCTAACACTTATATTAATACAAGTGCCGCAAGTACAGGTCAAGTTCAATTCACAATACCAAGTGATAGATACACAGGACCATTGCTACCAAATGCAAGAAAAAATCCTGTAATGACAGTTGTGAGTTTTGAATGGGAAACAGATGATTCACCAGCACAAAAAGAAAGTCACAGATGGGCTGTATTAGAAACATGGGAGCCAGGTGTAACAGTGGGTGATCCAGCAGTAAGCAATGTGTTTGTTGCTATTGGTGTAGGTGCTATCAGTTCATTTACAAGTGATGCAGGCACAGATGCAAGTAGAACAGAAGGCACTTATACAGTTAGTGGTTTACCAGATGCAACTTCAGAGGGTGCTGGTCACAGTTTCCTAGTTGTAGTAGATGCTTCAGGTGGTACCACAGTAGATATACTTGCTAGAGGCACAGGTTTTGCAGTGGGAGATACAATCAAAATACTTGACAATAACATGGGTGCAGGTGGTGGAGCAGATATAACTGTAACTGTGACTGCTGTAGCATAAGGAGATAACCTATGGCTAATGTAGTAGTAACAACCACAGATCTAGGTGTAAATGTAACATCAACTGCCAGTAATATTTCAGTTACAGATGACAGCAGTAACATTGTTGTAACAAATGTTGCTACTGCTATTGCAAATGTCACAGTCAGTTCAACAGAAACCAATGTAAATGTCAGTCAAACAGCCATTGTTTCAAATGCGGCTGTTAGAACAAAAATATCAGTTGAAAATGTAAGTGGCTTTGGTAATTTATCATATGACAATACCACAAGTTCAAATGGTGTAATTCAATACACTGGCACAAGTGAAAGTGATGTCAGAGGCACAATAAGCAGTACCAAAATCAGTGGTTATGGTAATGTGGTATACAATCAAGGCAATGGTGAAATACAATACACTGGTATCAGTCAACAAGAAATCAGAGACAGTTTCAGTGTACAAAACATCAGTGGTGATGGTTATCTAAACTACCAAAATTCTGCAGGTACAATACAATATGTAGGTCCAGATGATGCTGATTATAGATTAGCAGTCAGTGGTGGTTATGGTATAACTTATTCAAATGTCACAGGTGTTATTGAAACTGCAAATTCAGATATCAGAGGTTTATTATCAAACACACTGCCAATCACATACAACAATGCCACAGGTGAAATTGGTTTTGATGCCAATTTAGATGATCTTACACTTAAAAAATATCAAGAAACCATTGTAGATCAAGGGCCACAAAGTGGTAATGTCACAGTAGATATAGCAGATGGCACTGTGCATCAAATGGTATTGAATGGCAATATCACAGGATTAACACTTAGCAATATTTCAAATGGTGGTAGTGCTACATTTGTGTTTAGACAAGATGGTTCTGTGGGTGGATTTGGGTTAGACTTGACCACACATGCCAGTAACTGGACAGGATGGCAATTTATTGATGACAACAGCACAATAGATCCAGCAGTTGCCAGTAACAGTGTGATGACAGTGTTCTACAATGCAGATACCAGTGGAAACTACCCAACTTACACAGCCAGTATGATGGATTTTGTAGATGAAGATCCATTTACAACAAAAACCACAGATGATTTAACAGAAGGCAATGTAAATTTATATTACACCACTGACAGAGCCAACACTGCAATAGAAAACTTTGTTGGTGATATGGATATCAGTGGCTTGCCATTTGTGATGAATCCTGATAAAAACAACAGTCTAATTGCAAACAGTTTATTAAGTGGTGGTAACATTGTGTTAGGTGCTTCATTGCAGGACAATGAAGATTATAGTAATGCCACAACCAGTTGGAATATTCAAGTGCCAAGAGCATTGCAGGGTAATCCTACACAACAACCAAATGTTTACATCAAATGGAATGAAACCATAGATAAATGGCAGTTCACCAATGATGGTAATACCTATGTGGATTTTGCGGCTGACACTGGTGATTTGCCAGAAGAGGCTGGTGCAACAGGTAATGTAGGCAATGCTTATTTCACAACAACAAGAGCTAGAGAAAGTGTAAATGCCAGTAACAGTATAACACCAAGTGGTAATGGTAGTCTTGCTTACAACAGCACAACTGGATATTTTACATTTACACCAGCAGATGTACCTCAAACAACAGATGATTTACCTGAAGGTACAACAAATTTATACTTCTCAAATGCACATGCAAACACAGCCATAGTATCATACTTTGGAGACAGTTCAAACTTCCCATTCACAATGGAAGGCAACTTAAATGTTAATGGTAATGTAGAAGTTGCAGGTAATTTGAACTATGTGAATGTTGAAGATTTATTAGTACAAGATCAAAGCATAACACTTAACTATGGTAATGCCACAGCCAGAGATGCATTTGTTTATGTAGACAGAAGTGGTACAGGTGGTGGTACAAATGTTGCTATTAAATGGAATGAAGCCACAAACAGTTGGCAGTTTACCAATGATGGCACAACATACAACAATATCAGTTCAACAACAGGCACAGTCACAAGTGTAGATAGTGGAGCAGGTTTAACAGGTGGTCCTATCACAAGCAGTGGCACATTGGCTGTTGGTGCAGGATATGGTATCACAGTAAATGCTGATGACATTGAAGTAACAAATTCAGAAATACAAGCACAAGCCAACATAGCAATTGGCAACAACACCACTGACAATCTAACAGAAGGCAGTGCAAACTTATACTTTACAACTGCAAGAGCCAACAGTGCAATGGATGATTATTTGGTCAGTATCACTGCAAATGTTGACAGTGTAAATGGTGCAACAGGTGTAGTAAACCTTGACAGTGATGATATTACCCAAGGTGTTGTTAATAGATATTATGCAAACTCATTGGTAGACAGTCATTTGGTTGGTGGTACAGGCATTGACTATACCAGTGGCACAATAGATTTAGCAGATACAACAGTAACACCTGGAACATATGGTAATGCTACACATACACCAGTTGTAACAATTGATCAGCAAGGTAGAATCACAGTTGCCACAGTGGCAGCCACATTGGGTTCATATGGTAACACAGATGTTGCCAACTTCTTAGAAAATGGCTTTGGCAGTAACAGTATTGTAACAACTGGTAATATAACTGCTGACTATTTCTTTGCAACAGAAGAATTCATAGGTGATTTAGATGGTGCTATTAGTGTAGGTGTTTACAATGATTCAGGTGCAACTCTCACAAAAGGTCAGGCAGTGTACATCACAGGATCACAAGGTGATGAAGCCAATGTTGCACCAGCAAACAATTTAGTTGCCGCATCAATGCCAGCAATGGGTATTGTCAAAGCAAACATTAGTGCAGGTAGTAGTGGACAAGCAGTCACAAATGGCACAATGAACTTTAATGGACATGGCTTCACAGAAGGTGCTGAACTGTATGTGAGCAATGATGGTACATTAACAGAAACCAAACCAACAGGTGAAGGCGCACTGATACAAAAAATTGCCAA